CGTGGTGAGATTAAAGAGCGTTACTACGCTAAGGGATAAGGTGCTTGCTATTAAGGTTGTACTGAGTATAACTATATGCAAGCCTAAATAAAGAGGACGACTTAATGGCAAGAAATCTAACAGAGAATCAACAAAAGTTTCTAGAAGTACTCTTCGATGAAGCTGGTGGTGATGTTGTTCTTGCCAAGAAGTTGGCAGGGTATAGTGAAAACACGCCTACACGCCTAATTGTGGAAGCGCTTAAAGATGAGATCAATGATGCCACACGCACGTACTTCTCCCGTACTGCACCAAAGGCTGCTATGGCTATGGTTAACGCTTTGTATGACCCTACAGAGCTTGGCATAAAAGAAAAGATGGCTGCAGCTAAAGACTTGCTAGATCGTGCAGGACTTGGTAAAGTAGACAGAGTAGATGTTTCCTCTTCTGGTGGTGGTATCTTCTATTTGCCACCTAAAGAAGGTAATAACGAGTAAAAGTGTCTTTTGATTATGACAGAGATCTAGGCTTTTGGGAGTTACCCAAGCCTAACAAGGGTAAGGAACGAGAGTGGCACGTTATTGCCAGAGTAAGTTCTAGGATTGTACCTTTCGGTTATGAGGTACACCCTGAGAATGAAAAGCTCCTAGTTCCTATCCCTGACCAGCTTGAAGCGTTAGAGCTTGCAAAGCGTCACTTAAAGCAGTACTCTTTTAGAGATGTATCTCGCTGGCTTTCTAAACAGACGGGCCGTTACATATCACATATGGGCCTAAAGAAGAGAGTTGAAATTGAGCGAAGACGTAAAAAAACTGCTGCAATTAAACGCAAGCTTGCCAAGCGCCTCGAAGAAACGCTACAAGAGATCAAAAAACTCGAAGAGCAAAACATCGGAGCCTACTCCATCACAGGAGGCGAAGACACCTAAGCAGGTTGAAACGGCTTATGCTGAAGTTAAGGCTGCAGAGTATAACATCGAAGAAGCACAGGACGTAGTCTTTAAGCCTAACGCAGGTCCACAGACAGCCTTTCTAAGCTCCTCTGAGCGTGAAGTACTCTACGGGGGTGCCGCAGGTGGTGGTAAGTCATATGCGATGCTTGCAGACCCCCTACATGGCCTGAATGACCCTAACTTCTCTGGGTTGCTTGTACGACATACTACAGAAGAACTTCGAGAGCTTATCCAGAAGAGCCAAGAACTATATCCTAAAGCTATTCCTGGTATCAAGTGGTCTGAACGTAAGTCTCAATGGACTTCACCTCGTGGTGGCAGACTCTGGATGTCTTACTTGGATAAAGACATGGACGTTATGCGCTACCAAGGTCAGGCGTTTAACTGGATTGGCTTCGACGAACTTACTCAGTGGGGTACACCCTACGCTTGGAACTATATGCGTTCACGACTACGTAGTTCTAGTAAAGAGTTAGGTTTGTATATGAGAGGTACGACTAACCCTGGTGGCGCTGGGCATAGTTGGGTTAAGAAGATGTTTATTGACCCTGGCCCTGCTGGTAGAGCTTTCTGGGCTACAGACATTGAATCTGGTGAGACTATTACGTTTCCTGTAGGACACAGTAAAGAGGGTCAGCCACTATTTAAGCGTAGGTTTATTCCTGCAAGCCTATTTGATAACCCATACCTTTCAGACTCTGGTGACTATGAAGCAATGCTTCTCTCTCTACCTGAGCATCAGCGTAAGCAGCTTCTAGAGGGTAACTGGGATATTAATGAGGGTGCAGCTTTCCCTGAGTTCGACAGGAATAAGCACGTAGTAGAGCCTTTTGACATTCCAGAGTCTTGGCCTCGTTTTAGAGCTTGTGACTACGGATACGGTTCTTACACAGGTGTCTTGTGGTTCGCTGTATCGCCTTCTGAGCAGCTTATCGTGTACAGAGAGTTGTATTGTTCTAAAGTTACCGCTTCTGATCTTGCTGATATGATCCTAGACTTAGAAGCACCTGATGGTAAGATGCTATACGGTGTTCTAGACTCCTCACTCTGGCACAACAGAGGGGATACTGGACCAAGCCTTGCAGAGCAGATGAACATGAAAGGCTGTAGATGGAGGCCTTCAGATAGATCTAGAGGATCTCGTGTCTCTGGTAAGAACGAAATACACAGACGCTTGCAGGTAGATGAGTACACAGAAGCTCCTCGCCTTGTATTCACCAGTGATTGTACTCATACTATTGCTCAAATCCCATCTATACCTCTAGATAAGCGTAATCCAGAGGATGTAGACACAAACTCAGAAGATCACCTCTATGATGCCTTGCGATATGGTATTATGACACGACCACGCAGCAAAAGCATATGGGATTACGATCCTGCAACACAACGCACTGGTTTTCAGGCTAGTGACACAACATTTGGATACTAAGTATGGCAGAAAATGATGAAATGATGTTCGAGACGGACGATGTTGTTGCAGCAGAGGACGGTAAGGACACTCTATTTACAGCAAGTAGTGTAGTTTCATACGTTACTGACAGGTTCACTAGAGCAGAAGATGCTCGTCTAGGCGATGAAGAGCGTTGGCTTAGAGCTTATCGCAACTATCGTGGCTTGTATGGTCCAGATGTTAAGTTTACAGACACTGAGAAGTCTCGTGTATTTGTTAAAGTGACTAAAACTAAGACACTTGCTGCTTATGGACAGATTATTGACGTTCTGTTTGGTAACAATAGATTCCCAATGAGTGTAGACCCGTCTATTCTGCCTGATGGTGTAGTAGAGTCAGCACATATTAACCTTGATCCAAATGCAGAACAGGCGGGTGACGCCCTTAAAGCCGTTACTTCTGATCCAGCATCTAAGCCTTACTTGATTGGCCCTGATACAAAGCTTATGCCAGGCGAGACGCTTACTTCATTGAAGGATCGTCTTGGACCACTGAAAGAGAAGCTTGCACCTATTTCTGATAAGATCATTGAAGGCGTTGGCACTACAGCTACTACTGTAACATTCCACCCAGCTATGGTTGCAGCTAAGAAGATGGAAAAGAAGATCCACGACCAGCTTCAAGAGTCTGGCGCTTCTATTCATCTACGCTCTATGGCATTTGAGATGGCCTTGCTTGGCACGGGCGTTATGAAGGGTCCATTTGCTGTAGATAAAGAATATCCTAACTGGGACGAAGAGGGTAACTACGAGCCTCTCATTAAGACTGTACCAGAGTGTAGTCATGTCTCTGTTTGGAACTTCTATCCAGACCCAGAGTCCTCCTCTATGGCAGATGCAGAATACACTGTAGAGCGTCACAAGATGTCTCGCACACAGCTACGTGCATTGAAGTCTCGCCCCTACTTTATGAAAGAGGCTATCAACACAGCTATTGATAGAGGCGCTGACTACATCCAGAAGCACTGGGAACAGGCTATGGAAGATGCCTCTACTCAACCAGAGTCAGAGCGTTGGGAAGTCCTAGAGTTCTGGGGTTTTGTTGATGTTGATATCCTTGAAGAGAATGGCGTTAAGATCCCGAAAGAGTATAAAGATCTTGATGAACTTAATGCAAACGTATGGGTATGTAATGGCGAAGTAATCCGTCTTGTACTTAACCCGTTCAAACCTGCACGTATTCCTTACTACGCCGTACCATATGAGCATAACCCTTACAGCTTCTTCGGTGTCGGTATTGCTGAGAACATGGATGATACTCAGACGTTGATGAACGGCTTTATGCGTATGGCTATTGATAACGCTGCAATGTCTGGTAACTTGATCATTGAAGTAGATGAGTCTAACCTTGTTCCAGGACAGGATATGTCTATCTACCCAGGAAAGATCTTCCGTCGTCAAGGTGGCGCTCCAGGACAGGCTATCTTCGGTACAAAGTTTCCTAACGTAGCACAAGAGAATATGCAGCTTTTTGACAAGGCTCGTGTATTGGCTGATGAGTCTACGGGCTTCCCTAGCTTTGCACATGGTCAGACTGGTGTGTCTGGTGTAGGTCGTACTGCTTCTGGTATCTCTATGCTTATGTCTGCGGCTAACGGCTCTATCCGTACGGTTGTTAAGAACGTGGATGACTACCTGATCAAACCACTAGGTAAGTCTTTCTTTGCATTCAATATGCAGTTTGACTTTGATCCTAGCATTCGTGGTGACTTGGAAGTTAATGCTTCAGGTACAGAGAGCCTCATGGCTAATGAAGTACGCTCCCAGCGCTTGATGCAGTTCTTGCAGGTAGCACAGAACCCTGTCTTGGCTCCCTTTGCTAAGATGGACTATATCATCCGTGAGATTGCTAAGTCTATGGATCTTGACCCAGCTAAGGTTACAAACTCCATTACTGATGCAGCTATTCAGGCAGAGATCCTTAAAGGGTTCCAAGCCGTACAGCAGCCTCCAGCAGCAGCAGGTGGCCCAGCGCCACAGGGACAGGGTCCACAGAGCGTTCAAGACTCTTCTGGTGGGGGTGGTTCCCAAATTGGTGTAGGCACCGCTCCAGCCCCTGGTGAAGAAGGGTTCACTGGCAATGTCGCTTAAAAAGCTAGTCAATGATAAAGATATCTGGGATGCGCTTATTGAGGAGTTAGATGGGCGCATCTCTGGTACACATAAAACCTTAGAGAGTTTAACGGATACTTCTGAGATATATAGATGTCAGGGCTATATCCAAGCTTTACGGAAACTAAAATACTTGAGGGATGTAGTAAATGGCTGATGCAAATATGGACGATCAAATGGAAGAGATGTTTAAATCCTCTAGAGGTGAAGTAGATCCTGTATCAGGTAATGAAGTACCTCTGGGTGCTAGACCTGAAGAGGTTCGTGATGATATCCCTGCTAACCTGAG